TGGTGAAAAGGTGGAAATGGTTGCACGTGGTGGGTTCTTTGGTGGTCCAAAACACACAATAGGGGACATTAACGGGATTTATTACAATTTGTTATCATCTACGTTGTCTCGTGGACTTATGGGGACTGAGGAGTCAATATTTTCAATCATGTGTTATAAACATGCCGATTTAATTGACTACTTTGAAATTGAATCAAATGGTTTATTTGGGAAATTCTTTGAGGATTTAAAGAATGAAACATTAGAGAAAAACAACAAACAGGGATTTACACCAATTAATGATGATTTGAATACAGACAACACGGCATTATATGTTATAACATTTAATAGCCCAAAACAATTTAAAACATTAATTGAATCAATGATTCAATATGATAAAGATTTTTTAGATAAACCAAAAAAATATCTTTTGGATAATTCATCTGATTTATCAACTACCGAGGAATACTCGGTAATTTGTAATGAATTTGGTTTTGAACATATTAAGAAAGACAATTTAGGTATCTGTGGTGGTAGACAATGGATTTCAGAACATGCTGAAGAAAATGGATTTGATTTTCATTTCTTTTTTGAAGATGATATGTTCTTTTACCCAAATAAAGGTGAGGTATGTAGGAATGGATTTAATAGATATGTTCCAAATTTATACAAAAACACCTTAGAAATTACAAAAAACAATCACTTTGATTTTTTAAAGTTTAATTATAGCGAATTTTATGGTGATAATGGTATCCAATGGTCGTGGTACAATGTCCCACAAAACTTTAGATTAGAACACTGGCCTGAAAAACCCAATTTACCTGTTCATGGTCAAGACCCAAATGCTCCAAGAACAAAATTTAAACATGTGAGGACTCACAATGGTGTTCCATTTGTATCTGGTGAGATTTATTATTGTAACTGGCCACAAGTTGTGACCCGTCATGGTAATAAGAAAATGTTTTTAGAAACAACATGGGGACATCCATTTGAACAAACTTGGATGAGTTATATTTTCCAAGAAACAATCAAGGGAGAAATCAATCCAGGACTCTTACTTATGACACCTACTGAACATGATAGGTTTGATTTTTATGATGGTTCATTAAGAAAAGAATCTTAATGAGTATTTATATGTAATGGAATTTAATATTAAGAAAAACGCGACATTACCACTTTTAAAAATGCAAGTGGTAAGAGACGGTAGAAGTGAATACCAATCTTTTATGGATTCTTTAGGTAGTGCGTCAATTTTCTTTTCTATGATTGATGAAGCAACAGGAATACCAAAAATTGTTTCAAAACCTGCGTATATTGTAGAAGTGGTTAATGACGACTCAAATGCATTACCTGAGTATTACGTATATTTTAAATTCACATCTCGTGATACAAATAGTGTTGGTCGTTATGTTGGACAATTTTTGATTAAATATAATAATGGTCTTTTAGGTGGAATTGAAGGAAATCTTATTCTACCATTAAGAGATGAGTTATATATCAATGTTCAAGAAAGTTTTATTATAGATAGTCCTTGTTGTTGACGAGGTTAAATCCAATACCTATACTTTAACCAATGAGTAAGACAAACTCCGTATTTTACGGAAGATAATAGGTCACTCGGTTAAAATTTATAGAAATGATATCAAACGAAGAAATTAAAGAGTTCTTGGAAGGTGGCGACCCCGAACAATTCATTGTGTCCATAGAATTTGATTATGTGACAGACGCAATCTACAAAATTAAAGAAGTTCCTGGTAAGGGAAAACAAATCATAAAAGATAATTTTATACCTTTTGCTTGGGTCGGTGACCTAAAGGGTTTAAATTTTTATCAAGGTTCAAAAGGTTTACAAAAGGATGCAATGTCAAGACATAAAATTGTCATTGACAAGTTAGAAACCCATGATAATGAAAGATTAGAGAATGGTTTAACTTATATAGTTAAATGCCTTGGTGGATATCGTTCATTAATTCAATTTTTCCGTGATGGTGGTATTGACCCTTGGGGTGATAAGGCTAAAGATAAGTTTCTTATGTTACCCCCCGTTGAACAATATCTTATTCAGAAAGAAAAACGACTATTCAAAGGATATGAAGAATACAATGACATAACCCGACTTGTATTTGACTTAGAAACGACCTCACTTGAACCAAAGGATGGTCGTATATTCATGATTGGAATGAAAACAAACAAAGGGTTCCACGAGGTAATTGAATGTGATACAGAAGAAACTGAAAAGTTGGGTTTAATTAAATTCTTTGACACAATTAACGAACTTAAACCATCTATCATTGGTGGATATAACTCATTTAACTTTGACTGGTTGTGGATTTTTGAGAGAGCCAAGGCACTTGGATTGGATATAAAGAAGATTGCCAAGTCACTTAACCCCCAACGTTCTATATCTCAGAAAGAACAAATGTTGAAGCTTGCCAATGAGGTAGAAAGATACCCACAGACCTCAATGTGGGGGTATAACATCATTGATATCTTACACTCAGTTCGTAGAGCCCAAGCGATTAACTCAAACATTAAGTCTGCGGGTTTGAAATACATAACTCAGTACTTGGAGATTCAAGATGAAGACCGTGTATACATTGACCACACTGAAATCGGTCCTATGTACGCCAAAAAAGAAGATTATTGGTTTAATGTTAAAAACGGAAAGTATAAAAAGGCCGATAATCCACAATTTGATGACCTTGATACACGTTTTCCTGGTACATATATCAAGACTACTGGTGACAAAATTGTAGAACAGTATCTTGATGATGACTTAGATGAAACCCTACGTGTAGATGACGAGTTTAACCAAGGTTCGTTCCTTTTGGCTTCGTTGGTTCCTACAACTTATGAGCGTGTAAGTACGATGGGTACGGCAACTTTGTGGAAGATGATTATGTTGGCTTGGTCTTATAAATACAACTTGGCTATTCCCGCTAAACAAGATAAGACTGACTTTGTTGGTGGATTGTCTCGTTTGATTAAAGTTGGTTATTCTACATCTGTATTGAAATTGGACTTTAGTTCACTTTATCCATCTATTCAGTTAGTACATGATGTGTTTCCTGATTGTGATGTGACAGGTGCGATGAAAGGATTATTGGGTTACTTTAGAAATTCTCGTATTATGTACAAACAATTGGCTGAAGAGTTTGAAAAGAGTGACCCTAAGAAGTCAAAATCATATGACCGTAAACAGTTACCGATTAAAATCTTTATTAACTCAATGTTTGGTGCGTTATCAGCACCACAAGTATTCCATTGGGGTGATATGTACATGGGTGAACAAATTACTTGTACAGGTAGACAATACTTGCGTCAGATGATTGGTTTCTTTATGAAACGTGGCTATGAACCATTGGTAATGGATACGGATGGTGTGAACTTTTCATCACCATCTAATATTAGTGACCGTAAATACATTGGTCGTGGTTTGAATTGGAAAGTAGTGGAAGGTAAAGAATACGTTGGTGCGGCTGCGGATATTGCCGAATACAATGACATATTCATGAGAGGTGAGATGGCTTTGGATAATGATGGTGTTTGGCCGGCTTGTATTAACTTGGCTCGTAAGAATTACGCTTTGATGACCGATAAGGGTAAAATCAAATTGGTTGGTAACACTATTAAATCAAAGAAATTACCAGGTTATATTGAAGAGTTTTTGGACAAAGGAATTAAGATGTTACTTCAAGGTCAGGGTAAAGATTTTATTGAGTATTACTATGAATACCTACGAAAGATTTATGATATGAAAGTTCCTTTGGCAAAAATTGCCCAAAGAGCGAGAATTAAACATTCTTTGAGTGATTATAAATTCCGTTGTACTCAAAAAACAAAAGCGGGTTCATTAATGTCACGTCAAGCACATATGGAACTTGCAATTCACCATAACTTAAGTGTTAACTTGGGTGATGTGATTACTTATGTAAATAACGGGTTAAGAGCATCTCACGGTGATGTGGTTAAGAAGGCGGATAGTTTGGTTTTGAATTGTTATTTGTTGGACCCTGCGGAATTGGAAGCAAATCCTGATTTAACAGGAAACTATAATGTGGCGAGAGCAATTGCGACTTTTAACAAACGTATTGACCCATTATTGGTTGTGTTTAAAGATGAAGTTCGTGAATCGTTCATTGTAACTGACCCCGAAAAACGTGGAATATTTACAACAGCACAATGTGAATTAATTAATGGACATCCATTAGGTGAAGGTGACCAAGATGATTTGAACGATGTGTTAACAATTTCTGAACAGGAAATGTCTTATTGGAAAAAACGTGGATTGGAACCTTTTTATATCTACGAAAAAGCAGAAGAAGGTTGGGAAAATCAAATTACGGGATTACCAAATTTTCAAACCATCTGAAGATAAGATATACCAAGATTGGTTAATAAAAACAAATTCTACACAAGCACCTTTTTCAATAGAGATTTCATCCCACTCTTCATCAATTGAATTGATGTCAGGCAAAATTAATACGTTTGTCATTGCTTTTATTTTAACTCTATCCGTAGTTAATGAATTTAATTTTAAAATACAATTACTAACACCACGAACAACAATAGCATATTCTCCATTTGTGGTATATTGTGGTTCAGAAACAATGGCTAATTCAGAAGTTCTAATCTGAACACCATTTATGATTTTAATTGCGGGTATAGATTTAATTATTGGCATATTATACAACAGTTATTGGTATTGGCATTGCTCTATATTTTAATTGCTTGTTTAAATTTTCAGCAATAGAACCTTCTTTTTCCATTTGTTTTTCAGGACGTAATCTTTCTAATCTTAGTTGGAGTTCTGTCACTAAAGAAACTTTTTCATCTTTAGCTTCGGTTTGAAGAGACTGATAATCCATTGTTAATTCACTATCAGGTGTCTTCAAATTACCACTGAATTTACCCCTTACACGAGCCAAGGTCTCTTTGCAGTATGCGGTGAACCATCTTCTAACCCATTGTCTTGCAGGGTCGTTTAAATCAATCCAGCTTAATTCGTCTAATGGAATGTCTGATGGTAATTTTACGATATCGGGATTATCTTTAAGACATTGGTCTCTGTCAGCATCAGTTGTGTCATAATACCAATACCAAACACGGCCTCTCATTAATTCATTATCACCAAAGTCAAATCTACCACCAGGTGTGTTATACAACATAACCGCTCTTTTTCCATCGGGAAGTGCTGTTACACGATAACTAACATCGGGTTGAATAATTCTTCTTTTAAGATTTAAGTCTTGTTGTCTTGCTAACACATCATAAGATGATAACATAAAATATCCTCCACCGTTACCCGCTTGAGCAAACCCACCTACACCACCAAATCCACCTATACCACCAAGACTACCCAATGAAAAAGGGTCAAATAACAAATTGTTTTGCTCGGCTGGTGAATACCATAAAAGTTCGTTAATTTCACGACCCGCAGGTATTTCATATATTTGTACATTTTGTTGTAATTCAAAGTAATCCTTTTTAAGTACCCAAGGACCTGAGTTTTGAAGACCAACAATTTTAGAATATGCGTAAGTGTATTGTGTTTCCCAATCAAGACTTCGTCTAATTAAAGCATTTGCTACTGATTGGGTATCCAAATTCATACCATACAATGTTGTCCATTGTGATTCAATTAACCAGTCATAAAGATATTGCGTATAGTCACCGATGGATAATTCAAGTAATGAATCCATCATTTCAAATTCTAATTCCACAGCTCTTAATGGAGCTCCAAGTTGATTTAAAATCCTGTTATACAGTTTGGTTCTTTCTGGTTCAGCAATAACTACCATAGTCTTTTGTATATAAATATCAGGTTATTATAATTGATACAACTTGGCATCAATTAGGAAATAATAAACTCCGTCAATGATTTTTGTATTTGAATTATCAAAGATTACCATATCATCCAAACGTTTCATAAAAATCATCCAATTTGTTTGATATTTTTTAACATTTGCGGTTCCGTCAACTTTATACATGTCATCATTTCTTGTTATGTGACTGAATGGTTTTACCTGTGCGGTTTTTTCAACACCATCAACCATAATCTTAACATCAACACCCGTCATCATATCTTCTTTGTTTCCAAGTTCACCAATACGAGTTACATTTTCATCACCAAATTGTTTTTTTAGTTTTTCAACAACAGCGTCTTCAGTTTTATTACCTTTGTCTGATGTTACACCCATTACACTCATAACTGTCTTTAATGTTTCAGACTCCAATGAGAATACTCTAAACTTAACTTTGTTTAAAACCTTCAACATTCTTGCCATTTCAATAACTTGTTCTTTTGGTGTTTTATCTGAAAAAATAATAGGTTCCTCACCTACTTTTGTAAGATATTTGTTTATATCTTTTTTCAATACACAAAATGCACTGTAGTTTGTGTTTAAATAATTTATAACTGACCTTCCTTTACCTTCCAAATTATAAACACCCGACATTTGTCCTTTTTCGTATTCATCTTTGTTGTAGTATCTATCAGCAAATGTATCTTTTAAAATTTGCATGATGGCATTCTTGTATAGATTAAGAACATCTCTGTTTGTATTAAACAATAACTTTGATGCCATCTTATCTTGGGTTGAACAGGGTTCACTTTTAACCGCTTCGGTCAAAAATTCTTTAGCGGTTGTAGATTCTTTTACTGTTTTATCTAACTTTCTTGAAAGTTCTGACTCTACGTAGTCCCAATTAACAACTCTCCAAAAGTTTTTTACGTATTCGTCTTTCCTATTTCTATATTTTAGATAATATGCGTGTTCCCATAAATCCAAACCTAAAATTGGATAACCACCTTGGTCAACAACATCCATAAGTGGATTGTCTTGATTCGCGGTTGTCATAATTTTTAAGGTTCCTCGTTTTGTAAGAACTAACCAACACCATCCTGAACCAAACCTATCTTTTGATTGACCTTCAAATTTCTTTTTAAAGTCGGCAAATGATGAAAAACTCTGATTAATTTTTTTAAGTGTGATTGGACCCGGTTTTGTTGTTTTTGGTGTTAACATTTTCCAAAACAATTGGTGGTTGTAGGCACCACCCGCATTGTTTCTAATGAATTTGTTGAAACTGTCTATTGTTTTAACAATTTCTTCTAAGGTTAAATCCTCATCATCTTTTAATGCTCCGTTTAATTTATCAACATAACCTTTGTAGTGTTTGTTATAATGAACACTCATGGTTTCGGGGTCAATAAATTGTTTTAGTGCGGCATAAGAATAGGGTAATTTTTCTATCTTAATGTTTTTGGCTTCTGCGACAACTTTTTGTACTTTTTGTTCTTGTTGTCTTTTAACTTCTTTTTTTTGTAAATCTTCTTCAATTACTTCAATCCTATTTTTAAGATTCTTCATAAGGTCGGCTTTTATTAATGTTTATTAATTATAAATAAGCCGAAGTTTGATTATCGCCTCCAATTATTTATAAGTTCTAGTATTTCTTGAACATAATCGCCATTGTCTACCTTATCACCCATCACGGTTTCAAAGATGTCTTTCTTCTTTTTGAGTATGTCATAGATGATTCCTTCTACCGTGTTGTCAAAAATTGGATAATAAACTAATACATTATTTTTTTGTCCATAACGGTAACTTCTATCCTCTGCTTGAGAGTGGTCTGATGGTAAAAAGGACAAATCGTTCATTACAACCGCCTCACCCGCTGTCAATGTAATACCAACACCAGCGGCTTTTATGTTCCCAACAAATACCATAACACTCTCATCGTTTTGAAAACGGTCAACGGACAATTGTCTTTCTTTTTGGGACATTTGTCCATCAAGTCTAACAGCACTTTTTCCAAAATGTTCTAATATCATCTCCAATGTTTTGGTAAAGTTAGTAAAAACAATTACTTTCTTACCTTGTTCAACAATGTTTTCACAAATTTCAATTGTTGATGGAACTTTTTCTTCGGCAATCACCTGTCTTACTTTTGTAAGTTTGGTAAACTGAAGTGTTAATGAATCAGAATCACCATTTTTATCGTACCAATCATAATACTCACCCATTAAGGCTTCATATTCTTTTGATTTTAATCTTA